TCTCATACGTTTTTATTTGAGTATAAAACTGTAACCAACTATACCCACTTATATCCATCGCTGGCGTATATACGGTATCTGCCCGGACATCCCCCGAATCGGCCGGAACGATACTGTCCGAGAATATCGCCCTCAAATCGTTGGCTCCTGCCGTTACCGCTAACAACAACACCAACACTAAAACTTTTTTAATCACTTACATTTCCCCCCTATTTAGCTGGACTGTTTTTATCTGTACCCGTTCGATTATATTCTTGCCCGGAAGCCTGGGCCTCCATAGCAGGATTATTCTGTCTCGACTGACCGGGTTGACCACCCTTCACTTGACTCAACATCATCTGGTTTTGCATGTCCTGTTGCGCCGCCTGTGCCTGTAATTGCATCATCATCTCGTCGGGAATAATACCTTCATCAAGTTCAAGGTCATCGAGTTCGTGCACTTCAAGCAATTTGCGCGCCCACCAACCCTGTAAAACATTCGGTATCTGCATCAAGAACGGCGTCAGTTCCTTCATGTTGCGTTGTTTAATCAGCATATTGGTTACTCTACCCGACCCCTTGAAGGCATAATTGAAGCCACCCGGTAAATCATTCGGGTTAAGTGTCATCAATCGAGCCGCTTTTTCCTCACCCACAATCTCAACTACATCATCCATAGTCGCAAACTGGTCGATGTGATGTGTTGCCTTTAGTGCTAAATCAGCCATATACGTCTGTTCACCAAGTTCAACCGATAATTCCGTGCGAACGTCACCGGCTTCTTTAAGAATAGCTATCTCACCAAGTGTTTTACTACCAGGACTTTCCTCACCATAGTTTGGTTTATGTAAACCACTCGTTACATCAATCATTCGCTCAATCGTTTCGGGAATAACGTAATGGTCACGGGGTAGGGGTTGCCCCGGCGACTCTAAAATATATTTTCTAATATCTTCTCCATCGGCCGCTTTAACACCAACGCGATTTCCCGGCGTTCTCACCAATGAATCTGGGTTAATTTTATCTTTATTATAATAAATCACCATCTGATTAAGCATCGTGTGATTATCGAAGGTCTGGTTCCACGTATCGTTGAGCATATGTTGCAGGATTTCTGCCGGTTTGGCCTCTCCCATGCCCCAAAACTGGTTTTGAGTGTGCGGGTCAAGGGTGTGATGAAAACGAGTAAGGTTAATTAACCCATGTCCACGATTCCTTTTGCCGTTTTCGTCATATTTAAACGGATTCGGAATGTCCCTGACTACCACCATGTCGTTCCATACGTCGATATACCGTTCTTCGGATTCGTAGCGCATCAAAACGCCCACGTCATCATCACTCTGGGGAGACGTAAGCCCCAGGGCAGCCAACATCCCCAAGCCCCAATGACTGGCCTTCTTGGCGGAATCTTGATTCTCGACCTCTTCAAGTGCATTTATATCCATGCCCGGATAAGCACCAGCCTCATATAGCCGCATAAGGTCACGCTTAGAACATAGTTGCAATTTGATTACATATCGACATCCGCCCGACTCTTCAAGGTTCACCGCATAGGGGTCAACATATACTTCCCACGGCGCAAACACCGTTACCTTGAGCCGCAACCGATAAACAGTAGTGTCCTGTATCTGCATACCAATCGGAATACCATATAACATCTCAGGAACCATGATTTTCTGTTGTACCGACTCATAATACGGCAAGGTCTCAACAAACGATGTACCGTAGAGATTCTTGAGCTTTACGGCAAAGGCATTCTTGGGGAAAAACCGTGCCTTATGCAAATACTCATCAAGAATCTGCGTCTGAATATCAGAGGCTTCTCGATATTCCTTGCGTTTAGCCTCAAGGGGGATATATGGCCGCGTACCGAACAACGACTTGACTTCACGTGGAACCTTTGTCTCGATAATCGAATATATCTTAGGAATGAATATATTAGCCCGGTCGGGGTCACGGTCAACCTCGTCCAGATAACAGTTCCATAATTGGTGGTCGCTTTTATATTGGTTATTTCTGACTGATTGTTGTGTCTGTGAGAACGTCCATGCGTCCTCAACCAGTTTCAGCGGTTCACCATCGAAGTCCAACGTAGATATAACGCCGCTCATTTGTGCTCAATCCCCATAAATTTTAGCCCCTTTTTATACTGTGTGCCCTAAAAATATACTATATGGATTTCCCCGTTCCCACTTGGGAATGCCTCATCAAAATTTTATGTTGTAAAAATTCCTGTACTTCACGATAATCCTCTGTTGCTTCTTGTATCCACTTAATTTCGGAATCAGATAAAGTTGCAGGTTCACCATCAAAAAGAACGACCGTTGTAGTTGGCCCATAGTCGTGGTCATATTCCGGGGAATCTAACACAATATCGTAAGCGGTTCCCTGTATGGCCGTTATATGTACTTTTTTATCTGCCATAAGTCCCCTGTGTGCTCAATCCTTTATGCTTTACCAAAACCCTTTATTACGTTTAAATATTTATATGATTTTGGGGTGTCGTACTTAATCCAACGTTGTAACATCTCACCACCGCAAATATTGCAAATATACTCGTTGTCATCATACCCCGACTCTTCGTGGTAATCATCTTTAGCCCCGCAGCCTATACAGGTATATTCATAGTAGCCGTTGCAATACCCGACACGCTCGGTCGGGTCTATAAAGCTTATTTCCCCCGTTCTCGGATTAAAGCCCATTACACTATGCGTAGTCACTGCGCGCCCTCGGTGGCGTACAGGTCTTCCGTCTTAATCCACTTATAGCCATCCGACCATCCGCATTTTTTACACTTCATCAAACCCCGCTGTTTACCGTCTGCATTGCGTTCAATCTTGTAATCAAGATAACACGCCGGAGCGTTACAACTGGGACATCGCTTAATTGCTTGAATTTCTTTTGCTTTCTCTACCACGGCATCTCCTTGTCGATGTTCGAGCAAAGGTCAAAGGGTTCGGGTCGCTCTGGAATGTATTCAAACCACTCCTTACCCGGCCCATGAAAAAATACCAAAAGCCCACCAAGTGGGAACAACGGGACGTGGGGTCTGTCGTTATAGTCTATTCGCTCTCTGCCGTCTTCGTTAACCGTCACGATACCTCCTGAGGATTGAAAAGTTCATCAACCCAATTATCTCAATTCCATCTGTCTTATTTTAAGAAGTTGCAATTCTACCAAATTGTCGTTTCGGCATAAATATATCCAATCACATAAAAACGGGTCATAATGTAAAACGTTAAGAATCGTGACCGGAATACCCCTACACTATGCGTAGTCACTGCGCGCCCTCAGCGTTAACATCTTTCTCGCCCTCATAGTCCTTCACGTATGTAATCTCTGCGTATGGACACAGACATTCCATATTTGGGTTTACGGAATCAAGATATAGGTCAATCATTTCAAGAATATTTGACTTACAGTTAGAGGATTCCCCCCAATAAAAATCAACTGTTTCTCCGTCCCAATCAGCGGGGACTTCGTCAACTATCTTCACGTCAATTTTAACGTGAAGTATAACTTTCTTCTTGTTGTTCTCTACCACGGCATCTCCTTGTCGATGTAGTCGGCGTTAAACTCGTAATATTCGCTACACTTAGAACCGAGGAACTCTTGAGCCTTATCGTATTCTTCATCAACCTTCTTTAACCACGCTAATTCTTCTTCTGTGATTTCTACTTCGGGCGAATTATCTCCCGGCCATTGCCCATAATTCCACTCGTATTCTTTGTGGTCACCGGTTAAGTCGTCCGTAATGTCAGTTATAACTATCCTAAATCTCGGTGCTGTGTTAACCATCCGTAACCTCGTCGTTCTTGCGTTCAAGTTTATGCCTAATCTCATCTAATTTGAGTCTAAATTCGCGCTCGTGCTTAGTTGTCGCTTCTGGACTGTTGTCATAATACACTACCTCAAACTTATTCCCACACTTGGGGCAACAATAACCATCCTGGGTAATACGCATTTCGTTCCTTACGCCACAAACATCACATTTCCAACTCATGTCTTTTTCCGTCGTGATTAGCGGCAATATCACCTTAAACCCGGTGTCACTATCGGTAAGAACAGATACAACTTCGCCGCTACCATCTTCCGCAAATCCGTGCGTATGAAAATAAATACCCTGGGGCAACATCGCATAGTTTCTGTAACCCATCTTACCCGACCCCCGTCCACTTGTTCGGATGCCAGCCCTTCGGCGTTACGATGTGCGGGCCGGTGCTGACTTCCTGTATGACTTGCGGCCCAGCCATTACGATATAACGCAAGTCATCAATCAGGTGGTCGTTGACTTTGCGCACCTTCTCACGTAACGTCTCCTCGTCGGCCTTCTGCTCTTTCTTGTAACAATACCTCTTCATCTCCCAGGGTAATCCCCCGACAACCTTGCCGTTAATCCGCTCGGTATGGTAATCACAAGACTTAAAGACCTTAATGCGACTCTTGCCGCTCATTGGTTTAGGCTTCAGGTACTCCCAGAGTTTATATATACCGGAAGCAAAGAAGTTTTCACTGTCCTTGCGTACTAACTCCATAGGTATCGGCCCCGGAAAAGCATTGAACTGGTTTACGAACGACTCGACGTTGTTAGCGTCCTTGCCGTCTGTGTTACCTGGTTCATCGAGTAACCATAGCACAAACTCATCACCAGACAAAGCCGCCCTGATATGCGCCTTCCATGCCGGCACGTCTAAGAATTTGCTACTCGTCCAGTAAATATACAACTCACCGGCAGGACTCCACGCCGCCGCCATGGCCGCCGATGGTGTCCGAGTGTGCATATCAATACAGAATACGCGTGGCCAGTGCTTAGGTATCTCAATGTCGGGGATAACGTGAATAGCGGGGCTCCACTGCGGTAAGACAAGGCCTGTCAGAGCTGCAAACTGTCCCATAACCTTAGTCTCATACAAGGCCGTCCCCTTAAACTTGGCGAGAAACTTTTCAACGCCTTCCGGGTTTAGGTGCGGATTACCCCGAACATCAAAGAACCAATGCTCAACGTTAATGCCTTCTGGCGGGTCGTTTACCTGGTCTTCCTCCCATGTAATACCCTCTTCTGGTGTCATTGAGGAGGCAAAGAAGCCGTTGCGGTCGGTCAACCGGGCACAGTTTTCGTCAAACTTGCTACGCGACCCCTTCTCGTCCTGATATACTGCGTCAAGGTTAGCACCGCCGAATGTGTTAAGTTCCTCTTCAAATGACTTAAACTGGATATAAGAACCGTTTTTGTAGTGTAACTTGTGCTCTCTCTCGCTCCACGCCTTCGGCCAGTCGCCGCCGCGCAACTCGCAACGAGGCACAACCTCTTTAAACTTCTGGAGCACAACGTCAACAACGCCCTCTCGCCACTGAGGGGCGCAGTATCTGACCTTTACCGGCGGTTTACGGTGTTGTGACCGGACCGGATGAGTACCACAGCAAAACATATTACAATCCTGTACTGTAACCTCTGTCTTGCCGCTTCTATTACCGCCAAACGCCCAGCGCTCATCTGCCGTTGAGTATATAAAGCCCTTCTGGTCGTTAGCCGGAAAGCCCAGCTCGGTCGTCATCGACGGGTCGCAAGGCACAAACGTCCTGGCGCGTTCCTCGCGGTCGCGCCTGTCCATTTCTTCGAGGATTACGGCGACTTCGGCCTTATCCTGTGCGCTTAACCTCGATACGTTCCCGTAGGCGGTCTCTAAGTTCATCATCGCTAAGATTGCTAAGATTACCAGTATCTTCCCGAATACTCTTATCAATGGTTATCTGTAATCCCTTCAACAAGTTAAGTGTCGTTGTGACATCGTTTTTCTTGAGGTTATATATCAATGAGTTGACCATAAGCGGATATAATGAATACAAAGGCATCCGATATTCGTTGATGTTGAACTCCAGAGCTATCCAGTTCTTGACCTTCTCGCGCCAGCGGCGAATTGACTGCTCAGAGACACCAAGCCGCCCCGCCGTTTCTGTCATCGGAACTCCAGCCAAGCCATCAGCCCAAGCCAATATCTCGCTTTGCGTTAAGTCTTTTTGTGGTCTCGCCATAACCTTACAAATTATTACAATAATCTCATTGAGCCTGCGGCGGTTAGCCGCCTTCGCCCTCTCGCTTTTTGAACCTCTGCTTTGTATGGCAATTAACAGCCGCTAATTTGGCCTGGGGTGAACGGCTTATCGTGTCTATGTCAGCGACATTTACGGTTTTCCGCTCCCAAATCACATCAGCGACCCTTTGCGCTTTGTCAAACTTTTCCATCTCTTCAATTTGCTCTCTCGTCATCAGCTCCCGTTCAAACTTTGAAACCACGTTGAACCTCTGAGCTAAAAATTATGTCCCCTACTATATACAACAAAAGACCCCTGTTTTTATGTCACAATCTGCAATTTCCCGCAAGATTGTGACACAAATCTGCATAACTCGTTGCAACATAGGTATATCCTATAACCAATAATAGTTTGATTATTTTGATAAAAAGACTTGACTTTTGTAATTTAATTGTCGATATTAGTATTACAAAGACCAACAAACCTAAAACAAGGAGTAGAAAATGAATACAAAATTAAACCCCAAACAATTAGAGGAGTTAGCCCGTGAGAATAATTGGGCTGTTTGCCTCTATGATAATAACGGGATTCTCATGCGCAACCTTGACGCCGATGCCGAAACGGGCTGGGAACCAGTCACTGACAAGCAAATTGACACTTACGAAGGCACGGAATGACCCGTACAAACCCCAACAAACCGCTGACCGTCAAGCTCCCGGACGGCCTCAAGGCTACGTTAGCCGAATGGGCTGACCAGGAGAACTTGACGCTATCAGCTCACGTCAGACGGCTTTTAATTAAGGCTGTCAATGATAACCAACAAAACCAGGAGGAGGAAAAATGAATAAGACTAAATTTACGCCGGGGCCGTGGAAAGTTGAAATGGTTCCAATCGGTACGAAGCTAAAGCAAAGAATCCAATGCTGGATAATACCGGCCAACCAAACTATTAAAACTATTCAACACGGCATAGTGGTTTGCGGCTTCGCCGACATACCCAGCAACCTCGCCAACGCTCGGCTGATAGCGAAGGCGCCAGCACAACACCAAGAGCTAATCGATGCGGCAAGGGACATCCTTGTTGTTGTCAATATTATTAAATTGGAAATAATACCAGGTCTCCCTGATGGCGACGATTATCCCCACGAACAATGTAACAACCTTCTCCCAAACCTTGAAAAACGGTTGAAGTCCATCCGCGCCCTGCTGGCCGAAATCGACGGGGACTAATTTTCCCCCCACAAGAAAAGCCCGGTTTAACCGCCGGGCTTTTTTGTACATAATTGTTTAATCTCGTAATCTTTGAGCTTAAATAATCTCTGACGAAGCAGCCTAACCTTATGTTCAAGCCGATAACAACCACGCTTATTGTTTGCAATCCGAATCAACTCCCCCGATGCTTTCTTTAGCAAACCAATATAACTTCTGGCGTTTCCGTTTAGCTCAATTTCGTTCATCGGCACCCAGCCCCCCCCTACCGCCAAGCGTAGTAAACACATAAAGGCGGCGTGAGTTAGATATATCGGTTCGCCGTCGAGGACAACTAAGTGCCGTCCCTCCCGTTCTGTGCCATCAATTACCAGCATGGGCGGCCTCCGCCATCTTGGCCAGCACAAAGGCGTCGGCCAGGTTGTCGTCCTCGAACTCAATTCCATATTTCTTATATACTTGCTGGATAATTATTTGCTTTTTAGCATTTCCCTTGCCCGTGATAAATTTCTTGAGTTCTGTGGGAGTGTAAGCCGTTATTTCAATGTCGGTTGTAACAAAATCGGGGGTTTTTCTGTAATATATTCCGAGCATTATCGATGCGTAAGCCATACCCATCAGGGCAGCAGAACTTATGTTGTTCCCCATCGGGCGCTCAATTCCGATTCTAATTGGAGTTCCAAAGTCTATCTGAAAACTATCCAATATTTTTTTGGAAGTCCAATATAGTCCACCTATTCGACCAAGCTCCGATTTTTCTTTGGGTGCATGTATATGCCAATTCTCGGCCTGTATCCGTCCATCCCTTGAGCGAGTTGCATAATAGCCACCCTTTTTGTCAACCCATTCGATTTTATAACAATATGGGTTTCCGCCGTTAAGCAGGACAATTCCAGTATTGGTTACTGACGGGTCAATTCCTATATACACCATTTCACGCCTCCTCTCTGCGCCTATCGTGTCCACGCCGACGATCATAATTCTCTTTGTGGGAGCGACAGAAGTCGTGGATATAAACCATCTTAGGCACTCGGCCATTAATAGAATCCGGGTCATACATCATTTTACCCTCACCGCTAAACCCAACCAGCTGAACCCTTGCCATTTGTTCTTTCTTCCCCGTTTTACCGCATATTTCGCACCGCCTTAGTTGCTCTAAATCATCCAAAGGGTCAATCCTTATCGTTTTAGTCTCCTTTTTGATTATAAACACTCGGATAAGTATTATAACTATAAGGACTAACAACACATAAAACCAAAAATTACAATCCATCTCGCGCCTCCTCGGTTTGTTGGTTATTTATCA